TAATTAACGAACAATTAAAAATTTATGGTGTTGAGGTTTATTATCTTCCTAGAAGATACGTGACTGAAAAAACCATTATGAAAGAAGTTGTTGAATCAGAATTCAGAAACGCTTATCCAATTGAAGCTTATGTAGATAATTACGATGGATACGGTGGGCAAGGAACTCTACTTTCTAAATTTGGTATACAGGAAATTGATGACCTCACTTTAATTATTTCGAAAGAAAGATACGAAAATTATATTGGACCATTATCAAAAGATATACCTGATGCAAAACTTACCAGTAGACCTAAGGAAGGTGATTTAATTTATTTCCCATTAGGTGATAGATTATTTGAAATTAAGTATGTTGAGCACGAACAACCATTTTATCAACTCAAGAAAAATTATGTTTATGAATTAAAGTGTGAACTCTACAGATATCAAGATGAGGACATTGATACTGATATAGAATTTATTGATGATAATACTAAAGACATTGGTTATATTCAGACATTACAAATGATTGGTGCAGGTTCTACTGCAACTGCAATCACTAGCATCGTTAATGGTGGTGTCCAGTATGTGGATGTTACTAATAGAGGAAAAGATTACCTAAGTGTACCTAGAGTAGCATTCTCAGCGGCACCTGATGGCGGTACAACTGCTGTAGGTGTTGCTACTATGCTGGGAGGTCTCATTTCCTGCACTCCTGACGATAAAAATAAACTTATGGTTCAAGGTGTTGAACTTAGTAATCCAGGTTCTGGATACACTGTAGCACCTAAAGTTCTTTTCTTTACTGATGGAGAACCAGGTTCCGGGGCAGAAGCAACTGCATACATTAATGATGGAATTATAGGAATTGTTACTATAACTGATGGTGGTGGAGGTTATATAACACCCCCGCCAGTTTCTTTTGTTGGAGTTGGATCTACTTCTCCTGAAGTATATGCTGTTGTAAGTGCTGCTGGAACTATTAGTCAAATAAGAATTACTAATGCTGGTTATGGTTATACAGAACCTCCAACAATAGTTATTGGTGATCCAATTTCCTTTGGAGGTTCTGGGTCTTATGTTTATAATGAGATCGTTACAGGTTCTTCGAGTGGTGTTACTGGAAGAGTTAAATCTTGGAATGCTGTTACAAATGTCCTAGAAGTTGCTAACATAAATGGAGACTTTATAAGTGGAGAATCCTTAGTTGGTGAAGAGTCTGGAGCATCTTACTCATTAATAATACTAAATACAGATAACCTAGAAGATTCTGGAGATTCTACAAATAAATCCGGTCAATATGAAGATAATAACCAAATTCAAATTGAAGCGGATGGTATTTTAGATTTCACAGAGAGAAATCCTTTTGGAATGCCTTAAAATTATTGTAAATAGAGACTATGTTTGAATATTTTTATCACGAAATTCTTAGAAGAACTGTAATTGGTTTTGGAACTTTGTTTAATAACATTATTATTAAACAAAGAAATAGTTCTAATCAAATTGTATCACAAATTAAAGTTCCTCTTGCGTATGGACCTACTCAAAAATTTCTTGCGAGATTAAATCAATCTCCAGATGATTTGAATAATCCAACTCAGATTACTTTACCTAGAATGTCATTTGAGTTTACTGGACTTAATTATGATTCTTCTAGAAAAGTTACTACTACTCAATCATTTTTAGTTCCATTAAAAACTGATAGTTCTAAAGTAGCTAAAGTTTTTATGCCAGTTCCATACAACATGGAATTTGAACTAAGTATTATGACAAAACAGAATGATGATGCTTTGCAGATCGTAGAACAAATTCTCCCATACTTCCAACCAGCATATACAGTAACTATAGATTTAGTTGATTCTATTGGAGAAAAAAAAGATATTCCATTTACTCTAACGAATATTAATTTTGATGATGATTATGAAGGAGATTTCAGTTCTAGGAGAGCATTGATTTATACTCTTAGATTTACTGCAAAAACATATCTCTTTGGACCAGTCCCTTCAGATTCTTCCAAAGACATTATCAAAAAGGCATCTATTGGTTTTGTTTCTGGAGATTCAAACGGTTCTATCAGAGATGTTACGTATAGAACAGAACCTGTCGCAACACAAAGTTATACTAATAACATAGCAACAACACTTTCTAGTGATTTGGAGATTTCTACTGACATCTTTAATGTAGGTGATGCTTCTCAATTGATCGTGAATGAATACATTACTATCGACTCAGAAACTATGAAAATTACTGCTGTTGATGGTACACAAATTCAAGTAGAAAGAGGTTCTTATGGAACTCCAATTACTCAGCATGTACTTGGAACTGATGTTAAACTTATCACATCCGCAGATAACGACCTCATAGAATTGGGTGATAGTTTTGGATTTGATACTACATTTTAAATATGAAAGATCAATTCGACAATCTAAATGAAGTTTTTAATACAAAGGATGATGAGCATGTGGAATTAAAAAACGTTGAAGTTGAAGCAAAAGTTATTGGTAATAAGGTTAAAGATGTTGTTGTAGATATTGATAAAGATTACAACTATACCAGAGGTAATCTTTATTCAATTATCGAAAAAGGTCAAGAAGCACTTGATGGAGTTTTAGAACTTGCACAAGAGAGTGATTCTGCCCGTGCATATGAGGTTGCTGGGCAACTTATTAAGAGTGTTGGTGATGCCACAGATAAGCTATTAGACCTTCAAAAGAAACTTAAGGATCTTGAAGAAGATAAGGGATCTAAAGGACCTACTAATGTCACTAATGCTTTATTTGTAGGTTCTACGGCAGAATTATCTAAACTCCTGAAGCAGAATAAAGAAGAAGAATAAATAATAATTGTAGGTATTATTTTATAAAAATGATTCATGAAGGGAATAAAAGTGGAGATTCTTCTCTTCGTGACTGGTTTGGAAAGAGTAAGTCTTCTGATGGAACACCCGGTTGGGTTCAATTAGGTGGTAAGTATGCAGGTAAACCCTGTGCAAAGCAACCGGGACAAACCACAAAACCAAAGTGTGGTTCTTCAAAAATGAAAAGAGACCTAAATAAAGACGAAGAGGATGCAGCATTCCGTCGTAAAAATGCTGAAGACCCAAATCCAGATAGAAAAGGGAAAGCAAAAAACGTGGCAACTGAAGGAAAAGAAGAACTCCGTTATTGTCCAAAATGCAAAAAAGCAGAAAAAAGATCTGACTGTGCTTATGGGGCAAGTTATTGGGACAATAATGCCGAACCAGTAACAATGGAAGAAGGCAAAAAAGATGCTTGCTATAATAAAGTAAAGTCACGTTATAAAGTTTGGCCAAGTGCTTATGCATCTGGTGCATTGGTTAAGTGTCGTAAGAAAGGTGCAGATAACTGGGGTAATAGCACTAGAAAGGAAGAGTTTAGTCCTGCACAAATTGCTGCATTAGAAGCAAATGGATTTGTGGAACTTGACGAAGAAGGTAAGAAGTGCTGGAAAGGTTATAAAAAAACAGGAACTCAAAAACTCTTTGGTAAGACTTACAATCGTTGCGTAAAAGAAGGTTCATTTACTATTGATCCAAAAGCACACAATAAAGAAAAGCGTGATGCAAAGATTGGAAATCTTGCCAGAAACACTTCCAATCCAGGAGAAAAAACAGCAGCAGAAAATAAAAGAAAAGGTCCAAAACTTTATGGCGAAAACACTACTATTGAAGACGCAAATGGAAAGACTTTTATTGAAGTAATTGATGTTATTAAACCAGATCCTTTGCTATCTAAAGTTGATGAGGCAGTAAGACTTCCAGCAAAAACTGGAAATATTGTTGCAGTTAGTTTTGGATGGAGAGGAAGATACTACAGCATTAGAATTTTCTTCCCTCATACAAAAGTACCCAACAAAGCAGAAGTACAGAATGAAATTAATAAGGTTTATCCAGGAGCAAGAGTTTATAACTTTATGGTTTCCGACTATGAACCAGGACAACCGTTACTTCAAGTAACGGAAGGTGCTGCCTGGACTAAAAAATCAGGTAAGAATAAGAAAGGTGGTCTTAATGAAAAAGGACGCAAGTCTTATGAAAGAGAAAATCCCGGTTCTGACCTAAAAGCACCATCTAAAAAGAAAGGTAACAAAAGGAGAGCATCATTCTGTGCAAGAATGAAAGGCATGAAAAAGAAATTAACATCCAAAAAAACTGCAAGAGATCCAGATAGTAGAATCAATAAGTCCCTTAGAGCGTGGAACTGCTGATATGAAAAATTTTAAAGAGTTTATAAACGAATCTAAAGCAGAGACACTTTCGGAAAGTGTAAATATTGCTGGGGATTTTTCTGGTAATCTTTATATGAATGGACAACCAGAACAAGAACCCACAAATGAAGAGAACTTTTATGCTGATATAGTATGGGAAAGTAAAATTTATAGATTGCAATTCGCTACTGAGCATAAGGGTCTTCCTTCCAGAGAAGAACTAGCAGAGCACATTCAAAATGAGTATCCTGGTGGTATTGTTCATAACATCTATCCAGTGATAGAGGCAAATAAGAATTATAGAGTTAAATCTATAGAAAGGTATCAACCAGAAGCATTGACTTGGAAAACTGAACTTTAAGGTAAATTATGGCAAAAGATTTTTTATGGGGTGAAGAATTTAAACTTGATGTTGCTCGTGGAAAAGTAAGAGGAGCATCGGTAGTTAATATTTTTGGTGTTAATGAGAATCAAACAGTAAATTATAGAGCAGTTTGGGAAAACTCAGATACTTTGGATTATGTATTTCCACCGTCCCCATTGCAGATGGATGTGAATAGTAATGCTGCAGATGCTGGTGTTTCTATTAAAATTATTGGTCTGACTACTGGATATGTGGAAGCAGAAGAAGTTGTGGCACTTGACGCCACTGGAATTTCAACAACATCTACACCATTCTTTCGTATTAACACAGTAATAACAATTGCAGGAAATGCAACAAACAATATTACAGTAGGTCAAGGGTCTACAACATACGCTCAGATTGATGCCGGTAGAGGTAGAAATCAGGCAGCAGTATACACAACTCCTGCCGACTGTGCATTTTACTTATACAGAATTGATGCATTCACCGCAGATGGATCACAACAAAAAGCAGGTAAGTTTAGAAACTTTGTAGTATTACCTAATGGAGTGGAGTTGAGAGTAGCAGGAGTTTCATTTTTTAATAATATGAATATTAAGAGAGATTTTCCTTTTAAATATGGTGAAAAAACTGATATCCAATTACAAATGGCAACTTTTAGTGGAACACATCCAGTAGGAGTTTTTGGTGAAGGTATTTTAGTAAAAGAAATTATGAATTAATCTATTATGAGTGATGTATATCTTGGCAATCCATTATTAAAAAAGCAAACACTGCAATTGAGTTTACTCAGGAGCAAATTGAAGAATTTGTTGAATGCAGAAAAAACCCTGTTTATTTTGCAAATAACTATATCAAAATTGTTTCTCTAGATGAAGGATTGACACAGTTCCATCCTTATGATTTCCAAGAGAAACTCATTAATAGGTTTCATGAGAACAGATTTAATATTTGCAAAATGCCTCGTCAAACGGGAAAAAGTACTACTGTTATATCTTACTTACTTCATTATCTTATTTTTAATGATAGCGTAAACATCGGTATACTGGCAAACAAAGCAGCAACTGCAAGGGAATTGTTACAAAGACTTGCAACTGCTTATGAAAACTTACCAAAGTGGATGCAACAGGGTATTATATCATGGAATAAAGGTTCTATTGAATTAGAAAATGGCAGTAAGATATTGGCAGCTTCTACGTCTGCGAGTGCTGTCCGAGGTATGTCATTTAACATCCTCTTTCTCGACGAATTCGCGTTCGTCCCAAATCACATTGCTGACTCGTTCTTTGCCTCTGTTTATCCTACTATTACTTCTGGTAAAAGCACCAAAGTAATCATGGTTTCTACCCCTCACGGGATGAACCATTTTTATAGGTATTGGCACGATGCAGAAAAAGGGAAGAATGAATATATTCCAACTGATGTTCATTGGTCAGAAGTCCCTGGAAGAGATTCCAAATGGAAAGAGACCACGATTGCAAACACTTCCGAAGCGCAGTTTAAAGTTGAGTTTGAATGTGAGTTTTTAGGTTCTGTTGATACTCTTATTGCACCATCAAAACTCAGAAGTCTTATTTACGATAATCCAATCCAAAGAAATGCAGGATTGGATGTGTATGAAACCTCTAAACAAGATCACGATTATGCAATGACTGTTGATGTAGCAAGAGGAGTTAGTGAAGATTATTCCGCTTTTGTTGTTGTGGACATCACAGAATTCCCGCATAGAGTAGTTGCAAAGTATAGGAATAATGAAATAAAACCGATGTTATTTCCAAACATCATTTATGAAGTAGCAAAAAGTTATAATAGTGCATTTATTCTATGCGAAGTTAATGATATTGGTGATCAAGTAGCATCAATTCTTCAATACGACTTAGAATATCAAAATCTTCTTATGTGTTCCATGAGGGGTAGAGCAGGTCAAATTGTAGGTCAAGGTTTTTCTGGAAAGAAAACTCAACTTGGTGTCAAGATGTCCAAAACAGTTAAGAAAGTTGGATCTCTTAATCTCAAGACGATAATTGAAGAAGATAAACTTATCTTCAATGACTATGAGATTATTTCAGAACTTACTACCTTTATTCAAAAACACAATTCATTTGAAGCAGAAGAAGGGTGTAATGATGACTTAGCAATGTGTTTAGTCATTTACGCTTGGTTAGTCTCACAGGATTATTTTAAAGAACTTACTGATCAGGATGTTCGTAAGAGATTATATGAAGATCAAAAAAACCAAATTGAACAAGACATGGCACCATTTGGTTTTATGGATGATGGATTAAGTGAAACTAGTTTTGTGGATAAAAATGGAGATAGATGGTTCACTGATGAGTATGGAGATATGTCGCACATGTGGGAATATCGGTGATGGACATAAATGATCATTTTAATCTAGAGCATCTTTACTTAACGGAAAGAACTTGTAGGATATGTGGAGAAACAAAAGATTTAATTGATGGTTTCTATAGAACTAAGAAAAAAAATTATAATGCATCTTCATATTCTTATGAATGTAAAAATTGCACCATAACAAGAATTATGGAGACAAGAAAAAATAAACCAAAGAAAAAATCTTTAAATTTTAACTGGGAATATCCAGATTGGTAGTTCACGCACAGTTTCCTCTTACGAAATACTACTTTTTAATAAATAAATTTAGTCAATAAGAGATCAAAAAGGAGAATAAAATGGCGACTCCTCAATTATCTCCTGGAGTATTATCCAGGGAGGTTGACCTAACTATAGGAAGGGCTGATAATGTACTTGATAACATTGGTGCTATTGCAGGACCATTCACAATTGGTCCAGTAGATGAACCAATTAATATTACTACTGAGCAAGAATTGCTTGATGTTTTTGGAAAACCAAATAGTCTTGACGGACAATATGAATATTGGATGAGTGCTTCTTCATTCCTCTCCTATGGTGGAGTGATGAAAGTTGTAAGGACCGATGGCGATGACCTTGTAAATGCTAATGCTAAGAGAGTTCTCAGTGGAGAAATTATTTCTGCTGATGGTATAGGAATTGGAACAACTGCATCAGATTTTGTTTCCAGTACTTATACTATTTCTAGTGGAGATGGCACTGTAACTTATGGTGGTTCTGGAGAGAATGCAACTTT